CGCCGCCTACGCCGCCGACGCCGCCGACAACGCCTTCTACGCCGCCGATGCCACGGCGAGGACACAAGAACGTTCCGCTCAGGTGGACGAATTGCTGAGGCTGGCCGCGACTAAAGGAGCTACAAGATGCTGATACTGTACGTGCGTGATGGCTGCGCGGGCTGTGAGAAAGCCAAGAGCGATAGCCGCGGAGTCAAGACAGTCGATGTCACCCCAGGCGCGCCTGGGGCGATGGATGCTCGGGCGGACCTGATGAGTTGGCTATCAAATGCCGACCTGGACCTAGACACCCCGTTGCCGATCCTGGTTGACGATGAGACAGGGCTGGTACAGACGCAAGACGAGCACGGCAACTGGCGGAGGACGCTGTGAGCAACCTCGACCCCGCGACTGCCGACCCGCGCAAGCTGGCGGAGGCGCTGAGAGTGGCCTGTCAACAGCGGATAGCCGCTGCGGATAGATGGCCGTTGGTACTGGTTGAAACACCCTTCGCCGCCGCGCTGCTGGCGGCGGTGAAGTTTGTCCCTGCTCCACACTACATGGCAGAGGCAACACACAATGAATCTATCCGTGTCACCGCCGCCGCGTTTATGTCCGCCGGTGGGAAGCTGGATGAGTGATGAGCAAGGCTAGAATGATTGTGTGTCCGAAGTGTAGGGGCGACGGGATGGCCGCGAGTCAAGACCCCTATGGAGCCGGTTCTATCCCATGTCCAAAGTGCAGGGGGACAGGTATGGTGGTAGAGAAAGAGAGAGCGAAAGGATACACGGCGCGGGTTATTCTTGTGTTGACGATAGTCTTAGTCGTGGGGCTGGTATACTGTGCCATACTAGTTCTTGTGTGGCCGTCAGAAAGCCGCCCCGCCCCGCGCCCGGTTGCGGTGGCGGTGCAGGTAGATACGGTGCAGGTAGATACGGTGTGGCTTGGGGTGGCGTGTTCACTCAACTACGCCAAGGAAGGACACAAGTTGGCCGACTTTGTTCCGCCGCCGCCGACTGCTCGGACGATTATCGGAACAGCACTCTCTAGGTATCGCATCCAGTGGAGCGGTCGGGGTGGTATGGTCGCAGCTATCAGCGAACTCCAATCCGACAGCGTCCTTGAGTTCCTAAAAAACTACAGGCCGGAACTGCCGGTGGTGATTCGGAACGATACGACCTACGTGGTGCGGCGGATGTGGTTCGTGCCGCATGGCAAGAAGACCATGATGATTGAATGCGAACTGGAAGTGAAAAAGGAGACGAAGTGATTGAGACATTCCGCGACCGGGTAGCTGCGAAGATAGCCCACTACACACCGACAAGCGATGCACAACATCTGGCCGACGCCATCGCCGCCGAGGTCGAGGAGATGGAGCAGGCCGGCGACGCGCTGGCGGAGGCGATAGACGCCTTTGAGGATTGGCTGGCGAATGGGGGCTATTCACCCGCCCAGAAGATGCGCGCCGCCCTCGCCGCTTGGCGGAAAGTGAACAATGCCACCGCCAAGCCGATATGCCAGATGTGCGGGGGGACGCGCTCCGTGCCGGGGCCGGAAATAGCCGGATGCCGTTACTCGGAGCCCTGCCCCGACTGCGGCGTGGCCGGGAGGGTGAAGTGAAAGACCCGTGTGGTGAATGTGCCGGACATTGTAGCAGCATAACTAGCAAGGAGAACTGCTGGAAATGGATTGCCTACGACCGCGACAAGCTTACGCGGGAGAACAAGAAGCTGAAGCGGCTGATTGTAGGGAGTGTTGACACCTTTGGCCTATTGCGTGGTGATGCGGGCGAGAGGCTCCGCGCCGCCGCCGCCCGCATTGCCGAGGAGGGGAAGCATGGCGGCTAGGCATGGCGAGCTTGTGACTGCGGCGGTCCGGTACTGCACGGCGCTCGGGCACTACGTTTTCCCTGTCCCTAACCGGGGCGTTAAGATCAAGAACAAGCGTACCGGCGAGAGCCGTTGGATACGCGGCAAGGTCCGGCCTGGCGTGGCAGATGTCTGCGGCCTGACGGCGTACGGGCGATTCCTGGCTATTGAGGTCAAGGTGAGCCCGGACCGGCTGAGCCCAGAGCAAGCGCGATTCAAGGTCGAGGTTGAGCGCCGCGGCGGGCTGTTTGTGGAAGTCCGAGACAACGTGCAGGCGTTAATCGACCTGCACAAGGGAGGCATGATATGAACGTTGAGAAAACGCTTGAGAAATGCCGCGCAGAATGGGAGCGGCAGATGGCGATGGAGAAGGCCGCAACGCCGGGGCCGTGGGAAGCGTCTGAGTTAGCTCCGGCTCAGGGCAAATACATACTGCATGGCTACGACACTTACGTAGCAGCTTTCGCAGAATGGGACTACGAGGGCAATCTAGAAACGGACATGGACCCTGAGAGGTCGAACATCTCTCTCTCCTGCCTCTCCCGCAACCTCAACCCGGCGCGGCTGAGGGTGGCGGGGGAATTGATTGCGTCAACGCACCAGGCGGTGTTTTCAATGACCGACGAATGGCATCTACGGCTTGCCGCCACCCTGCTCGGCGTGGAGGTGGTGCAGTGAGGCTGAACGAGTACCTGGACGAGGCTAGTGGTGACAGGCTGGTTTGCGGCTGCGGTTGCGGGTACGGTTCGCGTATCGAGCATTGGGGCAGCTATTCGCTCGTGGCTGAAATGCAGTTCCAGATACGTCAGCGGGCCAAGGCTCCGGTATTCTGCCTGTCCGGTGCGCGCTGTCCGCGGCATAACGCTCTTGTCGCCAAGTCTGAGCGTAGCCAGCATTCAATCTGTCAGGCGCTCGATCTGGCTTTGCCGTCAGGTTGGAAGCTCGACGACTTCTATACGCTCTGCGTCGAAGTTGTCAACCGCATGACCGAAGGGCGTGGTGGAGTTGGCTTCTATCGGGCGGAGAACTTCGTCCATATCGACACCGGCATGAACGAAACGTCAGGGCGCAGGTGGGGCAGATGACTTCCTGGCGCGACGCGGGCGCAACGGGAGGGCCGGAGTGAGGGCTATGAAGCCAAGCTTGACAAGCGGGCAGGGGGGAGGGAAGATTAGGCGTGACTGTAGGTCTGCAAACCAACGGAGGTCTAAATGACGTGTAAGCAGTCTTTGATATCCGTCTGTCTGCTGGCGCTAGTCGGTCTGGCGCTGGCGCAGTCAGTCCCGGGTGTGTCCGAACCACCGCAGGGCGTCCCGCCGCTAGTCTGGGCGCTGCTTGGTCTCATCCTGCCCTGGATATACGAGACGTTCCTGAAGAAGTTCCCCGGCTGGCTCCGGCTCATCACTTCATGGGGTCTCAGCTTCATTCTCGTCGCAATCATCGGCTTCGTATTCCTGCGCTACAGCTTGACGGAGTTCCTGGCTGCAATAGGCTCGCTGGTTATCATCATGCAGGCGGTATACCAACTGATGACCAAGCCGGCCGCGAAAGCCAGGGCCGAGAAGGAAGCGACCATAGCCGCTGAAGCGGCACGCTACCCGAAATGACCTTTGCGGGACCGGGAGCTGTAACGCAACTCGTCAGACCAGCTCAAGTGCTGGACCCATGCAAGATGGTTTCCACCTCCGCTCTCGATCCCGCCCAATTCACACAAGACGGCAACACAACAGCAGAACGGGCTTCTGCATCTGACCTCCTTCCACCGGGGCGCAGGCTCCAGGGTTACACTCGCGCCCCGGGTGTCGTATGCCTGACGTTCTGATCCCCGACGCGCTCAAGTCGCTGCTCAAGCCGGTCACAAGTCTGACTCAGTATCCCAAGAACGCCCAGGTCCACACGGATGAGGACGTCGCCAAGTTCTGCAAAGTGCTGGCTGAGTTCGGCTGGACCGCGCCGCTCATTGCCTGGCCCAAGAACGGCAAGACCTACATCAGCGCCGGGCACCTGCGATACCGCGCGGCGCTGGCGATGGGACTCAAGAAGGTGCCGGTCGTGCTGCGGCCGGAGTGGAACGAGCGGCAGTTCCGGGCTGCTGTGATTGCCGACAACCAGTGGACGCGCCGCGCCACGTCTGACCTGACGCTGCTCAAGGACGAGCTTGTTGACCTGGACGACGGGCAGTTCGATCTGACGCTGACGGGGTTTGCTGAGTCAGACATCGAGCGAATGCTTGCGGTCGATGATGCGGCGCGGGAAACGGCCGAGGACATTCGGCCGATTTCGCAGGTCCATGTCATGCTGAGCTTCGCGCCTGACCAAATGGCAAAGCTCGCGCCGCTGCTGGAGCAGGCCAAGACCGCCGGGGCCGAGGTCGAACAGGGGCACACATGAAGCGCGAATCAACCTTCGAACCCGTCAAGATTCAACTGCGGCTAGACCATTTGCCGGATAAGCGCAACCTCAAAGTGCTGGACGCTTTCGCGGGACACGGCAGCATCTGGACGAAGATTCGGGCGGCACGGCCGCTCACCGAGTTTGACGTGCTGGCGGTCGAGAAGCGCGGCTACCTGTCGGGGCAGGTTGCGATAGACAACGTGCGGCTGATGCGGTCGCTGAAGCTCACAGACTTCGACGTGATTGACCTTGACGGCTTCGGGTTCCCGTATCGCCAACTGTGCGAAGTGTTCCGGCAGCGACCGACCGGCGCGGTCGTGTACGTGACGTGCCCGATGGGACAGTGTGGGCTGACAATACTGCCGTTCGGCATGATGGAATCACTCGGCTACACGCGGGCGATGCTGGCAAAGTGCAAGACGTTATGCCTACGCGGGCAGTGGTCTAAGGTCAAGGCGTGGCTCGCGCTACAGGGCGTCACCCGACTCTTCGACCGCTGCTACCGAGCGCCGGGTAGGCCGCAGGAATATCACTACTCAGCTTTCGTAAGTCCCTGAGGAAGCGTAAGATATGCTAACGTATTCCTTGACAAGCGGGGACGGGGGGGCTAGAATATCTCAGTGGTTATTCGATAGGTCCGCAAACAAAAAGGAGTCCGTATGGCAGCGAAAGCATACATCCGCTCAGGTGAGTGGAGCGAAGTCGGAATCAGCGCAACCCGCAAAGGTTGGCTCATCAGCGTCCGCTCCCAAATCCAAGGAACGACAACCCGCAGTCGCGTGTTCATCCCCTTTGGTGGGGACTTCCCGCGCGGGTGCGACCTCGACGCAAATTGGAATGACTTTGGCAGCTACGGCGAGGCGCTCATCGACCGCGCGAAGTCAGTTCTCAGCGACCCGGAAGCGAAGAGCTACTATCACGCGCGGATTCTGTCGCGCGGGTACGAGGTCCAGTAATGCCAGTTCTCTACGAGCCGAAGGGCGCGGCGTTGGAGTATGCCGCGCTGGCGACCAACACCTACAGCGCCTGTCCGTTCGCCTGCCGATACTGCTACGTGCCAGCGGCGCTCCGGCGCAGGGTCGAAGACTACCACAAGGACGCGCAACCGCGCAAGGACTACCAGCGGCAACTGCGGCGGGAGTTGTATCACTACGCCGCGACTCACCGCAAACCCTGGCCGAGAATCCACCTGTGCTTTATTGGCGACCCGTATCAGCCGAACGAAGCCGAGCACCGGCAGACCCGGATGGCGATTCAGGAGGTCAAGCGAGTCGGCGGCAACGTGCAGATACTGACCAAGAGCACCGACACGGCACTGCTGGCACGCGACCTTCCGCTGCTGGACTCGGGCGACCGGGTAGGCGTGACGCTGGCCGCGTGGCTGCCCGAGACCGTCAAGGATTGGGAGCCGGACGCGCCGAAGTCGCAGAACCGGCTGGCAATGCTGGCGGCTGCGAAGTCGGCGGGCGTCGGAACCTGGGTCAGTTGCGAGCCGGTTATCACGCTCTCCGACACGCTGGCAATTCTCGATGTTGTCGCACCGCTGAAGCCCGACCTGACGTGGCTCGGCAAGCTGAACCACGTCGGTGGGCACAATCCCGGCGCGCCGTGGCTGGAGGTTCGGGCGCAACTGGTAGCGCGCTGCGAGAAGCACGGCTTGACCTACGCGCTGAAGGATTCGCTCAAGAATCTGTAATCGGTCGAATCGTTAAGCCGTCTCGGACATCCGGGGCGGCTTTCGTTTGCGCTTATGCCTAAAGTCACAACCATGAATAGGCGCAGCTTAGAAAACCTGCGTCCCGCCAAGAAGGGCGAGGTGCGAAACGCTACGGGCGTCAACGGTGCGACCAAGCGGCGTGAGGAGTTCAAGGCGATTGGTCTGCGCGTCTTGCGTGAAAGCGTCAGCACAAGTCAGGGCGAGATGGATAGCTGGCTGGCAATATGTCGGGCGCAGCGGAACAAGGCGTACAAAGGCGACACACAAGCGGCGACATGGCTGCGCGACACGTTCATTGGCAAGCCTGAGACAGTCCTCACCGATCCCGAAGGCAACGCCATTGCCCCGCTGTACGTGCGGCTCGACGCCAGCATGGAGAGCAGAATCAAGGCGGGCAAGTGAAGCCCTACCCTGTGACCTACGCGCAACTGCGGCAGCCTCGGCCCTGGTGGATGATACTGGCAGAGCGATTCAGTCAAACCAATCCTGCTGCACACAGGACAACCCCAGAGGCGAGCATGAAGTCTGATTGACGAGCATTCTTGCCGCGCTGTGCATTCTGTCAGCTCTCGCGGCATCGGTAGCTCCGCCCTGCGCCTCGGGCGGAGCCTTCTATTGCGGGCTGCCGGTGACACAATACAGCTATGTCATTATTCAAGCACCTACAAGCAGCCCGACCATTGACATGAACTGGCAACCAGCTACCGAGGCGCAGCGTGCCGCGTTGCTAGCGACTGAGGAGAACGTCTTACTCACCGGACCCTGGGGCACAGGCAAGACTGAAGTGCCGCCAGTCAAGATGCTGCTCGATGCTGAGAAGCATCCCGGTATCAAGACGTTCCTGATGCAGTACACGGCCAACGCCTGCCGGCACAACCTTTGGCAGCGGACAGTTGACTGGCTTGTGGAGCGCGTGCCAAGTCGTATCAAGGACTACCACGTACAGGAGATGACGTTCAAGATACGCACGTCGAGCGGGATTGATTGCCCGGTCTATGGCGGCGGGCTCAAGCCGGCAGAGGGGCAAGTCAACATATGGTCCGGGCGTGAGGCGCACCGGGTCTATCTGGACGAAGCCAAAGAGGTGCCGGTCCCTGACCTGTACGATGTGACGATAGGCCGGTGTATGCGTCGCGCTGACATCCCGCCCCAGGTATTCCTGATGACCAATCCTGCCGGTCCTAATCACTGGCTCCACCATCGGTTCTACATGGAGAAGCGTGCGGGACATCGCGTTGTCGAAATGAACACCATCCCGCGTGAGCTTGGGCTGTTGACCCCGAGCTACTATCAGCGGCTTGACGAGTTGACCGGCGTGTTCAAGCTACGCAATGCGCTCGGCCAGTGGGTGAGCTTCGAAGGGCTGGTCTATCCGTTTGACCCGCGCGCGCAGATACTCGAGCGCAAGGGTGATGACTACATTGACGGAACCGGCAAGGTCATCGTGAGCCGCGAGCAGCTTGCCGGCTATCGCTGCGTCCAAGCCGCCGATCCTGGTACCGACCACCCGCACGTTCACGGCTGGTGGCGTGTGGCGCCCGAGGGTGCGCTACAGGCCAAGTCGGTCTGGTTCTTGCAGCGTGAGACCTACATGACGCGCCGGCCTATCACCTCTCATGTCAAGCGTGCCGTCGAGATCAGCCGAGAGCTAAGCGTCCAGCTTGAGGTCTACTACGACCCGGCTGCGCTATGGGCTGCCGAGGAATACAAGCGCGGTGGGTACTGCTGCCGAGAGGCAGTCAATGACCGGCTTGGTGGACAGGCGGCGTGCTATGAGCTATTCCCGCATCAGGACGTAGCAGACCCGGAGAAGATCACGGAGCCGCGCATCTACTTCTTGGCCGACGCGCTGGACGAGGTAGACCAAGCCCGACGCATCGCCGGATTACCATGCCGGACCACGGACGAGTTCGGCGGTTACATCTGGAAGGGCAAGGGCAAAGAGGACATGGTGAAAGAGAACGATGACGGCATGGATGAAATGCGCTACGCCGTGGCGTCATGCGGCCAACTCAGAGTACCGAACATAGGGGTGTTCCGATGGCAATCTTAGATCTCTTCCGTCCTCGTCGCAACCGCGCGAGCAATACGCCCGTCAAGCGATGGACCGCTCAGCAATGGCGCGACATCTTCTCGATTGTCGGCGGGACAGAAGGCGGCACACGTATCAACTCAGCCGAAGCCTCGTTCGCCAACATCGGCACAGTGTTCCGCTGCGTCAGCGTGCTCCGCGATGCGGGCACGATACGGCCACAGCTTGTCGATGCCGCAGATGAGCCCGTCAATAACGCCAAGTTTGACGAATGGGTCAATGAGCCGTTCAATAGCATGACCTGGGAACACTGGCTGGGCTTGATCCTTGGCCATATTGCACTCAGTGGCGGGGCGCGGCTGGTGGTGACGGATACGGAGAATCCCTTGTGGTACATGCCGTACTCGCTCAACGTCTGTGTCGTCAGCTTCGAGAGCGGCCGGACGTACCCGCCGAGCAGCTACAGAATCGGCACGAACCACTACGAGCGCGACAGAGTGATTGAAGTCATGCCGTCTGACCCCACCAGTCTATTCGATGCCGTGGCACCGGCCGAGGCTTCGCTACTGGCAGCCAAGACCGCGTATCAGACGGACAGGCATTCAAGTGACACGCTAGAGAATGGCGCGACAATCGCAGCGGTGCTGATGCTCAAACAGGCCATGCCGCCCGAGCAGTTCGCGGAGTGGATGACCAAGTTCAGAGGGCAGGCCAAAGACACCAAGAACAGCGGCGTGATTGTCCTGGACGGGGCGGAGGCTGAGTTGCACAAGTTCGGGATGTCGCTTGCTGACCTGCGGCTACCTGAACTCGGCAACATGGCGCGGGAGGAGATAGCGACGGCGATGGGCGTGCCGCCGGCGCTGCTCGGTGACAGTGAGGCGCGTTATGCCAACTTCAAGGAACAGCGAGTCACGTTCCTTGAGGACACGCTACGCCCGCGGTGGCGGCTCATCGAGGGCGCGCTATCGCAGCGACTCGTGCCGTTATTCGGCCGCGGCTTGCGGCTCAAGCTGGTGGAGAGTGACAGCTACATTGCCCGGCTGCTTTGGGACGAGTCCGCGCAGCGCATTGGCCCGATAGCCGGGATGGTTGTTACCGTGAACGAGGCCCGTGCCAGGCTGGGGCTGGCTGACATCGGGCCGGAGGGTGATGTGCTTTGGCGGCCGTTCACCGCCATGCCGTACAAGGTAAGACCGGCTATCTCGCCAGGTCGTGCTTTGCCAGTGGACACCGCCCGGGCCGTGCTCAGCTATGTCCGTATGACTCGGCGCAAGGACATCAACAACCGCAGCGACGCCATGCGCGCGATCTACTGGCGCGGCTTCGACAAGCTGGCCGCACGGTTCGACAGCGAGAACGACGGCACCTATACGGCCAAGTGGCGCAAGCTGTTCGGTGCCACGACAGCAGCGTTGCAGGACTCCGCCCGCGAGAACTGGGAGAAGTCAGGGACTATCCCGTATAGCCGCGAGCAGTTTGACACGGCACAGATGAGGGTCCGCATGGCCGTGCTGCCGGCTGTCTGGCGCGAGGGGATGGACATGGCCGCAGGTCAGATAGCCGATATAACCGGCCGCGCTCGCAAGCCGGATGTCATACGAGGGCTGGCCGAGGACATCATGGCGAAGCTGCGCGCACGGGCCGAGCATTGGGGTGCGATCACCGGAGACGGGACCTTCACGGCTGTCGATGGCCTCATAGCAACCGGCACGACCGAGGGCTGGACGCTACAGCAGATGCTCGACGCGCTGGAAGCTGAGGCTATGCTATCGCCCGTCCGAGCCGAACGGATAGCTCGGACGGAAGTGCTTGGCACACTGAACGAGGCTGCGCTAGATACCTACGCCGGGTCGGGAGAAGTCGCGGCGAAGGAATGGCTGGCAATACAGGACGACCGCACCAGAGACGAGCATATCGAAGCTGACGGCCAGACTGTCGGCTTGGCAGACGGCTTTGCTGTCGGTAGCGAAACGCTGCAATTCCCCGGCGACCCATCAGGCTCCCCGGGTAACATCATCAACTGCCGCTGTACTGTACTGCCGGTTCTGACTCCGGCACAGGAGGAGTAATGGCTGACGAACTTAAGAGACTCTGGCAGGCAGGGCTGCCCGTGCTCAAGGCTGATAACGATTCGCTGACACTGACGCACTTCATCACGACCGAGCATATTGACCGCTATGGCGAAGTCGTGCTGACCGATGGGATGGAGGCACCCCCCAATGGCGTGCGGGTGCTCTGGCAGCATGGCTTCGATGTCATGCGGGATATGCTGCCTGTCGGGAAATCACTCGACATCAACGGCGACACATTCAAGAACGTGAAGGGCTTGGTAGCGAAAACACAGTTCTACCAGCCGGGGATAGAGGGAGTAACGGACCAGTTCCCGGCATTGCTCTACGACATGCACCGCCAGGGCGTGCTCGATGGTTGGTCAATCGGCTTCAGGCCGAAGATGAGCGAACCGCGAGCCGTGTCGATTGCCGACTCGGATGAAACGGTTGACGTGCTGCACTACGTCAAGTGGGTGCTGTTCGAGTATTCCAGCGTTGCCGTACCTGCCAACCCTTTCGCCATGAACAAGGCGTTCATGGAGGCCGTCAAGAGTGGACGACTTAAGCAGGAAGATATTGACCGATGGACTGGCCGCGAAAGCCGAGCCGCGGTCCAGCCCGTAAAGCCAGAGGTTCAGCAGCCAGCAACGCAGCCGGCGAACCGTGGCGTAGTGGAACTGCTCGGCGCAATGTCCGAAACCAAGGAGGGCTAAGTGCCCGATTTGACTGACAAAGACCGGCTGCGGATAGCAGACGTCGCCAAGACACCTGAGGAACGGGCGTCACTGGAGAAGGTCTGTAATCTGTTCACCGGCATGATTGAAGAGCGCAACAGCGCCTTCTCCGCGTCGCTTGACGGCAACGTGGACAAGGCGGTGCAGGAAGCGTTCAGGAAGCACGCGGAGTCTAAGCTGCCCGAGGCTAACCCCAAGAGAATGGCGGTCGATGCCTACAGCGAAGTGCTCCGCGGGCTCCGATCCGGTGCGCGTGACCCAGGCTTCTACGGCGGCATAGCCGAGAAGTTCTCGTCGGTGTTCTCAGGCACGCGCGAAGAGGTCGAAGCACATGTTCGAGCCACAATGACGACCGCCTCCAGCGGCTTCTCGACAACCGGCGTTATGCCGGCACCGACCGCGAATGAGGTGCTGGGTTACGCAGAGGAAGTCATCCCGCTGGCGTCCATCGTGCGGACGTGGCCGTCCAATACCATGACGGGCTACGTCCCGGTCGAGACCGACGCCAAGCCGATCTGCTACATCACATCGCAGGCCAGCGCCCCGACTGACGCCACCTACGTCCCCGGCGTGTTCAGCTACTCGCTGCTCAAGTTCGCCGTAGGCGTGCCGTTCTCCAACCAACTCTACGACTACAACGTGCCTGCGTTCCAGGTCGCCATCAACCGGGCTGCGGCTTACGGCTTGCGAATCAAGCAGTGGCAGCAGTTCGGAGTTGGCACCAACTCGACGCAGTGGATGGGTCTCGAATCCGCCGGGCTCACACAGGTGACGGCGCTGACATCCGAGAAGTCAGACCTCATCGGAGCGCTCTGGATTGGCGTGCCGCAGATGCACCGGCCCCGGGCGATCTGGGTCTGCAACGAGACGACGCTGCTTGACATCTGGCAGCTCAAGGACGGCGACGGCCGGCGGCTCGTGCCGTTCGACACCGAGAAGATGACGCTGTTCGGGAAGCAGATATACACGAACGCGGCTCTGACCGACCATCTGCTCTTCTGCGGTGACATGTACTACTACGTCTGGTCCAGCGGCCGATTCATGTCGGCCAGCATCGGCTTCGGCAACGGCTTCACGATGACATCCCAAGACTCGATGTACATCTACATCGGGCATGACTGCGATGGCGGCGTGGCGATGACCAATGCCATCCGCTATGCGAACCTGACATAGAGGGGAGGACAAGATGAAAAGCAAAGCAATCACGCTGATCCTCGTCTCTGTGCTGCTCGCAAGCACGGCGTTCGGTGGATATGCCGAGTTGAAGAAGTACCCTATCGGCACGCTGCATGGTGCATCGGCCTGCACGGTCAATCTGTACGGCTTGCTCTATGGTACATCCTATGCGCGGTTCACGCTGCGCGGGGACACTCTCGTGGATACGGTGATGTACTACCAGGCTGACGTTCAGGTCCAGCCCATACCGAGTGCCGGATGGACTACCATCAAGCTCGTGTCTGATTCCGTAACGCTGAACTCAGAGGGATCGACCAAGTTCGTGACAGATACCCTTGAGGTCCCGAATAAGTACGTACAGTTGATCACGACGTATGCGTACAGGTCCAGGTTCCTCTTGACACCGACCGCGCTCGTGGCGAAGCAGGGCGTCAAGGACTGCACCCTCTGGGTCACAACCTACAAAGACTGAGAGGTAACACATGGCAAAAGACAAAGACGGTGCTCCCGTAACGGAGCAGCCGCAACTCGGGAAGCTCAAGTCGGGCTTCTGGCGCTGCAAGGTTCTGCGGAACCATGACGGTGCCGACGCATTCTATCAGGCCGGAACCGTTGCCGATGTCTGGGGGCCGTATGCGGCCTCACAGATAGAAGGCAAGTCTGTAGACGGCACGAAGTTCAAGGTCGAGCCGCCTGTGTTCGAGGTACTGGAGAAGGCGTAAATGCTCACGGTGCGGGTGCTTCGTCTGACACAGATTGGCGGGGTTGACTATCAGGCCGGGACCGTGCTGACTCTAAACGAGCCGCACGTTGACCGGCTGGTAAGACTCGGCCTCGTCGCTGTGCTGGATGAGACATCCGCACCGCAGTTCTACAAAGACCGGATGATGACCAACTACAACACGCGGATGACAACCGCGAAGAAGTAGGAACATGAACACAACTAAGATACCTCTGATAGCACTCGGCGTATTCTTGGTCGTCGCTGTGCTTGCGCTCTATCCGTCGTGGTCGAATAAGGCGCTGCTGACAACTGACGGAGTGCATTATCTGTCCACTGCCGAGAACATCGCGCACGGGCGCGGGGTACACAACTACACCGGCCAGGTCGAACTCGCGCACCCCTTCGGCTTCTCGCTGATAATGGCTCCGCTCATTCGGATGGGGATGGACTCGCAATCGGCAGCCTTGACTGTCACGTATCTGTCGCTGCTCGTCATCGGCATAATGGCGTTCATGCTGATTCGGGACGGGGCTGACGTGCATGATTGGCGAGCCATAGCCGGAGGCGCGGTAGTTATGCTCAACCCACATCTGGTCCTATTCTCGAACTGGGTGCTGAGCGAAGCTCTGTGTGCCGCGCTGGTCTTGACGCTCTTGTGGCTGTGCCTGCGTCGCAGCACATGGCAGAACGTCCTGCTGACTACGCTGACGGCGATAGCGTTGTGCTTCACGCGCTATCCTGGGATTGCCATTGTCCTGGGCTTCCTGGTTTTCGTGCGGTCCTGGCGTGACCGGCTGATAATCGGACTGCCTGTAGTAGTCATCAGCGCCAGCGCCTTTTTCAACACCCGCGGGGCTCATATTCTACACGGCACTTTCTGGAGTAACTCGCGCGTGCTTGTTCATGTACCGATTGGTATGATGGACGTAGCAACTGGCGCCGGGCTGTTCCTGCTGGCCGTCTATCTGGCGAGTCGAGAACGCTGGCCTGTGATAGCTCGTATGGTTGGGGCTGCGATAGTCCTGACGGCAGCAGGTCTGACTTGGAGCGTCGTGGGTTTCGGCGTAGACCCCACGATGGACCTGCGGCTCTACGTCCCTGTGGCCGGCATGTTGGCCGTGGTGCTATTCATTCTGGTCCTGCGTCAGATGCCGAACTTCATGCCCTACGTCTTGACTGGCCTGATATTCTCGACGGTCGTTACGCTCGCCCCGTTATGGCCGATACGGTACAAGATGCTGAACGACCAGGGACTAGCGAGATCGCGCACCATTCAGTACGTCGCGGCATTGCCGGAGAGCGTGCCAGTCTACTCGACTTGTCCGGCGGCAATCTGGCTGTATACCGGCCGCACAACCAAGGCTATCACCAACACGCACTACGCAGACAAGCAGGCTATCCGTGCGGCCAAGGACGAGCCGCGAGAGACTGGCGGCGTGATGATCTGGTTCCTGAAGTTCGGGCACTATGGGGCGCTTCCGCCCGACTACTACGCCGACATCATGAATCACTACGGCGAGGGACAGGTCGAGGGATTCAAGGACGACCATGCGCTAGTCGTCAGCGTCTATCCCGCACGGCCCGAGGTGATGCCATGAGAGTTGCAGACTACATTGGGCAATTCGTCAAGGCGATGGGCTGTCCGGTATTCATGGTCCCTGGCGGCGGGAATATCTACCTTGTTGACGGGCTCCATGTTGCCGGAGTCAACCTCGTATCGTGTCACCACGAGCAAGCCGCTGCGATGGCAGCCGAAGGCTACGCCAAAGCCAGCGGCAATCTCGGCGTCTGCTGCGTGACTACCGGCTGCGGGTCTACCAATGCGCTGACCGGCGTACTGGGTGCATGGCAGGATTCGACGCCGATGCTGGTACTTGCCGGGCAGGTGCCGGTACTACAGACAATCGCGTCCACCGGCCTGCCGTTACGTCAGTTCGGTGTACAGGAGGGGGATATCCTGCCGATGGTGGATCGTATCACGAAGTACGCTAGGCGACTCGACGATCCGGCTTACGTGCTGTTTCATCTTGAGAAAGCCTGCCAGTTGGCTACACATGGCCGACCGGGGCCGGCCTGGCTGGACGTGCCGATGGATGTTCAGACGGTGGAGATAGAGAACCATCGACTACTGCATTATGGCGAGACTGCCCAGGCGTTCATGCCGACCGCCGGAGAAATCCAGCAGGTCAAGCAGATGTTGGCCGAGGCCGTGCGCCCGGTAGTGATTATCGGCCAGGGCGTGCGGCTGGCCCGCGCGCAGGAGGAGCTTGCCGAGTTCGTAGCCGAGCGCCATCTGCCGGTCTACGCCTCGTGGATGGGGCTGGACTCTGACCCGGCCGCGATACCGATAGGCCGGGACTGCACCGAGGCAAACGAGGCCATACGGGCGGCTGACCTGGTGCTCGTCATCGGCTCGCGGCTGTCGCTGCCATCAGTCTGCTATGCACCGCGTGAGTTCGCACCGCGAGCCAAGGTGGTCGTGGTAGACGTTGACGTGAACGAGCACCGCAAGCCGGGCGTACCAATCAACCTGTTCATTCACGCAGACGCAGGCGAGTTCTTGCGGGCGATGAAGGGGGCGGCATGACCTATGTTGACTTCCTGCATCGACTGGCTGAACTTGCGCCGACTGACACGATATTCGTAGCCGATTCTGGCCATACCATATTCGAGGCCGCACGGCATCTACGGGTACGTGGTCAACAGCGGATGCTCCTCAGCGGTTCGCAGGCTGCTATGGGCTGGTCGCTTCCTGCCGCTATCGGTGCAGCATTCACGCGCCAGGGGCCGGTATATGCACTGGCCGGCGATGGCTCGATGATGATGAATCTGCAAGAACTGGAGACGCTGCGACTTCATCACCTGCCAGTCAAGCTGTTCGTCCTCAACAACGGCGGGTACAAGACCATCAAGCGCACACAGACGAATCTCTGCGGCGGGCGATGGGTTGGCGTGGGCGCCGGCTGCGGCTTGACGTTGCCGTCCTGGGGCAAAATCGCCTATGCCTTTGACCTCCCGTTCTACAAGATACATGACCTCGGGCCGTTGTCTCCGCTGACGCTGGCACTAGAGCAATCCGGTCCGGTCGTGGTCGAGGTGGTGCTGTGATTCGCTGCTTCGGGGTAGTTCATGATGATGCTGAACATCAGGCGTTGCGTGAGATAGCCGACAACTTCTGGCTCACGGCTGGACCGAAGGCGGCACAGTTTGAGCGTGACTTCGCGGCATACCTCGGCGTCAATCACGCGCTGCTCTGTAACAGCGGGTCGAGTGCGAACCTGCTCGCGCTGTCTGCTCTGATGTCGCCTAAGCTCGGCGTTGACCGCCTGTGGCCGGGCGACGAAGTAATCACGACCGCCTGCGCGTTCGCGACTACCGTCGCGCCGATTGTCCAGCTAGGGCTCGTGCCGGTATTCGTAGACGTAGAACTCGGAAGCTACGTTGCCAGCGCAGAGAGTATCGGGGCGGCAATATCAGACAAGACCAAGGCTGTCATGATGGCGCACGCTTGCGGCGTGCCGTTTGATTGCGATGCTGTACCGCCCGACATCTGGCTCGTCGAGGATAACTGCGATGCACTCGGCTCGATCTACCGGGGGCAGCGTACCGGCGGCATAGGCGACATCGGCACGCACAGCTTCTTTGCCGCTCATCATATCACAATGGGCGAGGGCGGTTGCGTTGTCACACACGACGATCACATAGCCCGGGCGGTTCGGTCCCTGTGTAGCTGGGGCCGGGATTGCTCTTGTTCGCCGGGACAGAATAACGCTTGCGGTCATCGGTTCGATAAGCAGCACGGCGACCTGCCGCTGGGCTACGACCACAAATATGTCTTTGGCGAGATAGGCTACAACCTCAAGGTGACAGAGATGCAGGCCGCGATAGGACTCGCGCAGATGCGGAAACTGCCGGGTTTCATCAAGCGACGTAAGGCGAATCACGCGCACCTGCTGAAGCGGCTGCGGGTGTACCCTGAGTTGATTATGCCGGCTGCCCCGGAGCACTCAGACCCGTCTTGGTTCTGCTTCATCCTCACCGTAGCCGATGGCGCGAGGTTCACGCGCGACGGGCTCGTATCGTATCTGGAGTCCCGGAGGATTGAAACCCGGCCGCTGTTCGCGGGCAACCTACGCAGGCACCCGGCGTTTCAGCACGTCCCTTGTCGCGTGGCGGGCGATCTCAAGAACACGGAGAAGATACTGAGTGACAGCCTTCTCGTCGGTGTCTGGCCGGGCCTGGACATAGCGCACATGGACACGATAGCCGATGCTGTAGGGGAATACATCGAGGGGTTGGCATGAAGCTCACTGCCGTTGTGCCCTGCTACTATGACGCGCAGGCTGCGTCGGTCATGTACCTGCGGCTGCGCGGGGTATTCGCTGCGCTTGACGTAGACTATGAAATCATCTACGTGAACGAGGCTTCACCGGATGGCGCGGCCGAGGTCTTAGCTGGAATCGCCGCACGCGATAGCAGGGTCCGCGTCATCACTCACAGCCGCAACTTCGGCACCGACGCGGCATTCACGACTGGCATGAAGGCGGCAACCGGTGACGCGGTTGTCCTGCTTGATGGCGACCTGCAAGACCCGCCAGAACTCATCGAGGCGTTCTACCGCAAGTGGCGCGAGGGCTGGCAGGTTGTGTATGGCGTGCGGGCGAAACGCGAGGCTCGGTGGCTGTTGAATCTCGCCTATCGTGGCTTCTATCGTTTGTGCCGTGCCATAAGTAATCCGAAGATGCCGCTGGATGTGGGGGATTTCTGCCTGATGGACCGGGCCGTGGTCGATGCGATGAATGCACTGCCGGAGAGTGACCGCTGTATCCGCGGCCTGCGTGCGTGGGTAGGGTACAGGCAGACAGGCGTGGCGTTCGTGCGGCCGGAGCGGATGTTCGGGAAGTCAACGCTACGCCCCGCCGCGCTGTTCGCCTTCGCACGTAAGACCATACTCAGCTTCAGCCATGCACCGCTCGAGGCTTTGACCGGGCTGGCGCTGACGTTTGTTGGCGCGTCGGTTCTCGGTGCGCTGATACAAGTGCTGTGGCACGCGGTCAATCCCGGCAGCGCCCCGCGCGGATTCACTACGATGGTCGTACTGGTTCTGTTCGTGGGCGGCGTCCAGATGCTATGCGTGAGCGTGCTGGGCTGGTATCTGGCGCGAATCTACGACGAGGTGAAACGCCGGCCGCACGCGATTGTCGAGGACAAGCAGTGACGCCGCTGCCTGTTGCCGATCTGGACTACATCGCGGGCGCGGTCGATTGGAGCGGACTGAAGGGCGCGCGAATCCTGATAACCGGCAGCCGGGGATTCTTCGGGCAGTGGATGGTACAGAGCTTGAACTACGCTGGAGTTGACGCGATAGCGACTAGATGGTATCGAGGCGATCCGGCACCATCCGGCGACTTCACGCACGTCGTCCATCTTGCCCGTATTGGCATTGTGCCCGTATTGGAGATTGCCGCCAGGACTAACGCCGCAGTCTTATACACTAGCTCCGGGGCAGTCTATGAGCAGACGACACAATACGCAAGCGAGAAGCGGATAGCTGAAGCTGCCTGTGTTGGCCGGAACGTCAAGATCGTGCGGCCGTTCTGCTTCGTCGGTCCCTGTTGCGATGAGCGCCTGTCTATCATGCAGTTCCTTCTCCGGGGGATGGCGGGCAAGCCGCTCCGTGTCACCGGGAATCAAACGCGGTCGTATCTGTACGCGGCAGACCTCGCCGTCTGGCTCTGGACAATACTGATCAAGGGCAACGTCGATAAGCCGTATGACATCGGAGGGAATATCGCTCTTGACCTGGCGACTCTGGCCGTAACTGTCGCAGGCCACTTTCAACCGGAGCCCGAGGTGGTGCTAGACATCATGGGCGAGCCGACTCAATACCTTCCTGACTTGACCGAGGCTCTCTCGCTTGGACTGCGGCAGAAATACACAATAGACGAGGCGATTACCAGGACATTGACCTGGTTGAGGAGTGAGAATGCGTAGAATACTGCTTGTTGTCTGCTGCTGCTCGATAGTGCTGGCCGGCTGGGTGACGTTCACGAAGTCAGCAGTCGGTAACGTAACAGGCAGCATTATCCGAGGGACTGCGGCAGACACATGGTTCCTGAGCACCGCGACAATAGCCGGCGTGACGAATCTGCTGGTGATGGTCTACGCCGATTCGGTGGTTGATTCGCTGCCCAAGTTCACCTGCAAGCTGCAATTCAAGTCAGGCTATACAGGTGCGGCATGGGTTGACATCAACGGAGTAGCCGGCGCCGATTCAATCATGCCGCTGGCGGCATGGGTAACTGATACACTGACAGGCGGGCGCGCAGCTATCGGTCACTGGACGATGTTCTGGAGTAGGCCCGGAGATTCGTCCAGGGTCGTCTTGACCGGACTGCGTGCCGCTCAGTGCGCGAAGAACTGCTCGATTGGCCTGCGGGCGTGGAGGGAGTAACCAATGTTCCGGGTACAGCATCAGGTAGGACCGGCCGACCTCGTAGCCTATAGCCCATCCTGGCAGACGATTGGCACGATTGACCTTAACGATGCGTTCGGGGGGCTGTCATCTAACGGCTACACTGCGCTCAATGCCTCGGCTGCGTTCTCGGGGGTATCAGACGCGGCATCTACGATACGCCTGACTTTCACCGGTATATGCGTCGATGACAAAACCTACGACATCAGCATCGCCGCGGCTGGTGACAGCGGGCGGGTAGATATAGACAAGTCGCTGACACTCGCGCAGTATCGCTACGTTACAGTCAAGGCATACTGCAACACCGCACCAGTAGAACCGCCAACTGGTCTGACGGTGACGCTGACAACGCAGTACCCGGCCACAAGCGCGACCGAAGTGGATACCGGCCTGTTCACCATCGGAGAGATTGTCGCGGCCAAGCGGCCAGACTCACCTATCGGCACAAGCGCATACTGGGATGACCTGCGCGCGGCAGCCGAGGAAATCGTAAAGTGCATCACGCGCAGAGACTTGGCTTCGGCAACGTACACGGACAAAGGGCGACTGGTCGAGGTCCGAGTTGACGGAGTGACTCGCTGGGCGTGGTTCCTTAAGGAGCCCACAGGATCGGCTATCGCCTTCGCTAGTTTCACGACGTTGACGCTGGACGATACAACGGTAGCAACTGCCGATGTGCTGATAGAGAAGAACCGGCTGATATTCGAGAGTGACGGCGAGATCGTGGCCGCCTACCCTGGCGGATGGATGCGGAACTCAATCGCACAGGCGGTTATCCGGCAGGCCATCATCGAGGTCATGCACATCCTACACGCGCGCGGCACAGCAGCGGGCTACACTGGCGTGGCTCAGGGCGGCGGGATGTCTACGCTGTCCGCACACGAGGGCGTCTACGCGCAAGTGCGGCAGATGCTCGCTCCATACTCCGCGCCACTGACCATGCCGTATGTGGCCGAGGTGCCCTGATGCTTGGTAGCGACACCGTGACGGCCAACCTCTATCGACTGGATGAAGTCGTGGTCGGTGTCGAGCGGTCAACCGGCACCGAACGGCCGTATCTGGAGAGCATCATCATGCGGCTGGTCCCGACTTCGACGCAACGCCTGGCGGTACGGCAAGCCGGGGAGGTGAACCAGTCGGAATGGACAGGCTACCTTGATCCGCAGGAGCCGGTCAAAGTCCCGAAGCCCGGGGATGTGGTCGAGGTCTTGACGGCTTGCTTTGTGAACTCACCCGCGGGCGCGCATGAAGGGCGGCGGTTCGATGTGAGCGACGTAGCAGCCGGCACAACTGAGATACGGCTGAGCCTGACGGAGAGTGCCCGCTGATGCCGGAATTGACCGTCGCGCCTCCGTCGCTGTCTATCGGGCCTGTTGTGACCAGCACGGTTGACTTTGGGCCTGCACGGGCGCGGATGTCTAAACTGCTTCAGCGGTTGCTCCAGCGGATAGGGGTGACCGGCGTGCGCTATGCGAAACAGGCCATGCTGCACGACACCGGCTTCGCCCGCGCACACGTCAATTATGCGATAGACCTGGACGGCATGGGCGTGAAATGGGGAATCCTTGCGATGGCGAAGCACGAAGAAGGCGGGCCGAATCTAGCGACGATACTCAACTGGCAGGAACACGGCATACGGCGGCATCGAGTGAGCTTCACCAACCGTGACGGGTCAATCCGCTGGATGCTGGTCAAGTGGGCTGAACGGCATGGGTTCAAGGTCTGGAAGTCTATGACAACCGGCCGAGCAGTCCGGCGCAAGGCTGCCGGTTCAACCGGGGGTAATTCAATGCTGGCGATGCGTAGCATGATGGTCTGGGGTTATGCACATCCCTGGCTCTCAACTTCGACCTACTATGTCAAGGCTGATTTCCCGACATTGCTAGGCAGCGTGGAAGGAACACTATGAGCACCTATGAACATGGCCGCTTCACGGAACTGACCGACCTCCTCTGTCAGCTATTCCCGGTTGGCAGTGACCAGCTACTCGCTATCTGGCGCGAGGGCGACCAGACAGCACAGTCGCCTCTGGATAAGCAATTCTCGCACGCGCCAAGCGGATCTAGGTTGATTGCGATACTGCTTGCCATGCCGCAGACCAGCGGCACCTTGCCGGGACTGGCGGCTGAGCTACCCGATACTCCGGCACAGCAGTACGCCATCCCGTTCTACTTCATGGAGCGATGGGCAGCCGCGCGCGGGGCCGTGTTCCCGCTGCTGCGGCGTGAGGCGCTGCTGAACTACGGCCGCTCTAAGATTGACCCCTGGTGCACGACGGTTCAGGCGGGCACTGTCACACAACCCACCTGGGGTATTCTGCATGATGCCCGCATAACAGCCACGGACATCGACGCAACGTCGCCGCTCACAAAGCACGGCTGGTTGACGGCAGCGTTGACAGTGACCGTGACTCTGACCCAAAGACGAACCTAGGAGGGTTCTGTGGCCTCATTCACCTACGCGAACTTGGACACGGTAGAGAAGCTCTTGGCCTATCGTCCCAAGACAATCAAGACGGCGGTGACGGCTGTTTCTGCCGCCACTCCTGCGCTCAAGACGGCGCTGCATGGCCTCGGTGACGACGAAGGTATCGGTGACGCGCTGCGCGCCGACATCGAGGACGCCGATGCTGTGATTGCCACTCTGGAGCAGGCGAGCATATCCTGGGCAGTCCGGCGTCTGGCCGGCGTGTTCCAGTCCGTCAACACAAGCCCCGACACGTCTTATCTGACGTTCGACTCGTGGTTCACCGCGAAGAAGTCCGGCTTGACCAACCCGCTGCTGACCAATGAACTGGTCGAAGCGTTCCGGCGTGAGTTCGGCGTAGCCGCCATCAGTGCGGCCAATGCCAGCGCACCGAGCGCGACCAGCTACGGCACGTCAACGGTATCCGGCGCAACCACCATCACGAACTCGCTGACTACTACGCCGGTCGATACAAACCTCTATGCCGGCGGAGTCCTGGAAGCCTACGTTACGACACAGGTCGAGGGCGCGGCCAATGCTGCGACGGTGTTCTCGCTCGTCGGCGTAGACATCAACGGCTCGGTCTGGACGGGCGCGGTTTCGATTGCCGACGAAGCTGCTGCGGAATCCGTCCATCTTGTCGTGCCGACTATCGCTAAGACCTACCCGGTCAAGCTGACATCCGTAACGGTTGCCGACGGCGCTTCGGGCGCGGTGACGTGGCGGATCAAGGAACCGCGCACCATCGCGGCATCGTGAGGTAAATCATGGGATCAACCACACAAGACGGTAGGTATCTACACATCGGCCCGGCGGTTGTCAGTTTCGGCTCTGGCGCGCTGGAGTACGTCTACGGCATCGAGATACGGCCATCGGGTACGGTCGTGCGAGCACCAGGTATCGAGACAAGCGCCGGCCCGGTGGACATCCGAGTGACCGACCGGCAACTGACCATCTACGTCAAGGACGCTTCGGTACTGGCGGACACGGTAGCCGCGGCGACCGGCGTGGCATCGGCCAATATCTCGGTTGTCGGTAGCGGCAGACGGCTACTCCCGCTGTCCACCGACACGAGCATCGACAAAGGTCCGGCATCGGTCAGCTTCACTCGCGACGACGGCACGGCTTGTCGCTACCTGATATTCAGGGCGGCAAAGGTACCGATGTTCGAGGCCGTCAAACACGGCAAGAGCCAGTTTGCCGAGTACGCCTACGCCCTTGAGTCGCTGGACCCGGCGAACGGCACCAACTCACCCTGGCAGTTTGAGGAAGGCGCGCTGACCTAGCGCAAGCAAAGGACTAGAGAATGAACACCAACACCGAGTCTGTCAAGACCGGAAACTTCATCCTGGCGGCAGCCGTCGCCTCGGTTGACCCGTTGCGGACTGTCATTGAAATAGAGCCGGTCCCGGGCGCGACGGATTGGCAGGTCAATCTGATTGTGACGTGCCCGCGGGCGCGGGAACTCTGGGCGCAACTGCACCCGGGCAATGGTCAGCCTGTCGTGCCGATACAGTCGAATCCAGTATCAGCACTGGCAATCAACCAGGAGATATTCCGCACGTCGGCCAGACTGCGGGATGGCGCAAGCACAGAGACACGAATCAACTGCTACGAGGTCTGCAATGGCTGAGTATCACTTCACCGAGATCACGCTGCGCGGCCACACGTTCAAGGTCTATGACGGTTTCCCGATGCGAACATTGCGGGCAATGACCGTGGCGGGCGGGCAGCCTACGCCGGAGATGGAAACCGAATGGCGCGACTCGCCGCTTAAGATGACGCTGTACGCCGCGCGTTTCGTCCAGAGCTACTTCGAGCTACTCGACGATTTCATGGCTGACGCGCCTGGCTCCGAAGTCATGGCGGCGTTCAGCGCTATCATGGAGGCGACGAAGCGCGACCCTTTCGGCCAACCGCTCGTACCACCGGAGGCGGCAAAGACTCCAGCACCGACTACTGGGAGCTAGCGCACTCGATGGCTGAGACATACGGCTGGACCCTGGACTACATCAACGGCCTGAGTGTCTTTGTTGTCCAGCAGCTAGGCGAGGCATCAACTCGACTGACTCGGAAACGACCGCAGATTGGGGGTGACTGATGGCTGACGGCTTTGGTATGAGTGGCGGCGGGAACGTGCAGGCAGGGACAATCTTCGTCGGCGTCAAGATTCAGGACGTCGAGAAGGCGCTGGCGCAGATGAAGGGGCTGGAGACTCAGGCCAAGACGACGGGGAAGGAAGTTCAGGCAGGAGCCAAGACAATGGGCGACGCTTGGAAGGAAACGGCCAAGGTGCTGTCAACTGTACTAGCCGCTGTCTATGGATTGCATCAGGCATGGCGGCAGTTCAACGAATACGCCCGCGAGCAGACGGCCATCAATCGCGCGGTCCTGGCTTTGCGGCAAGCTGGGATAGCTAGTGCTGACTTCCGTGATCGCCTAATCGAAGTTGGACACGAATTCATCCGTTTCGGCCAGCGAGAGCAGTCGGCTTATGACGGGTTCACTCGATTCGTCCGTGCCACCGGGTCATCGGCTGAAAGCTGGAAGCTCCTAGACCTTGCCATGCGTTTTGCGGCAGCTACCGGGGAAGATGCTCAGACTATCATTCAGGCGATGACATCGGCATATCAAGGGCAAGAAATGGGGCTGCGTCGGTTGCTGTTTCGATATGGCGCGGGAACTGATGAGATAGCTTCATGGTCTGAAGCGATGGAGGCTATGACAGTAGTCGCGGACACAGCCACCGAAGTCTTGAGCAGTCAGGAGACGGCAATCAATAGCCTCCGTGCTGCATGGGACGAGTTCGCTGACGTTCTTACTGGACGAGTGAGTCCAGCCATCGAATCTACGCTGCAATCGCTGACAATGCTTCTTAACCACCCTGAATTGTGGGCGTACTTAGGGCAGCCGGGCGGAATTGGGATGATGATGACGGCGAGTTATCAGGACTACTTTAGGAAGAAGTACCCGGGCTGGACGCCCGCCAGTGTTCCCGACTGGATAAGTGAACGGACGAAGCGGAAGCCTAGACCGTGGGGGACGGGAGGAGGGTCGGAGGCAAAGGAGCCGTTTGATTGGGAAGCCTCGCAGGGTCACTACGCTTATCAGAATGAGCAATCTATGATTCGTCAGTTGAGAGACATGAATGAAGATGGAGGGATGCTCCACAACGTGCGAGAACTGGCCGGGATTCTGGCCAGCTTTGCAACAGACTTACCGCAGGGAATTGACACGGCGTGGCAGAACTTGACCAACAATCTGCTGTCTATGTTCCAGCGGATCGCAGCGGCGGCACTAGAAGCATGGCTGATGGCTCGCCTGCTGGCCGCTATGGGCGGCGGGACACCATACTACAAAGAGCCTGGATTCGTCGGGCCGCCAGGGACCGCTGGAAGCTACGGCGCAGGGGGCGGCGGCTTCGGCGGTGCCCGGCCTCTTGGCGGTGGTGCGGGTATCACCATCAGCTTCACGGGCTCCGGCGGTGACATCCTGGCCGAGGTCTGGCGCGGTTCGTCGCAGATAGCGAAGCGGCAAGTTGCCAAGGGAATCCTCGTAGAAGGCGGCAGGTTCGCCGTGGCGAGCAGCTAAGTGGATACCCTTGCCCGGCAGGAGAAAACGTCCCTGGCGCAATCCTGGCGCGTTTGGCGGGTATTCTGGCTGGTTGTCTGTGGCGTCGTCCTGTTCGTAGCCTGCGCCCCGCGCTATGTCCGGCCATATGAGCCCGCGTCTATGGCGGATTCGATAGCGGTCCGGGCTGATTCTGTCGCTTGGGCAGCCGGACAGCGGGCACACAACGCCGACATGACGGCACGAGCCGCGCTCGTATCTGTCTTTCTCTTGCTGTCTCTAATCATCCTGCCGGCGACGATGCGCTGATGGCACGGTTCAAGGTCGAGGTCCGGCACAGCGGCAATACGCCGAACTGGACCGACATCACGGAATATGTCAAGCCTGAGTGGGATACGGAACTGACAACAGAGACAAGCCTAGGGAACATCACGACCGGCAACATCACCTTCCGCGTCATCGACCGCGATACCGACCAGGATACGCACCACTGGTTTGAAACGCTGGCATCGTCTACGACCGACCCCGAGGTGAAACTATCCGCGCTGCTGGCCGATGGCGCGACGTATCAGACTATCTTCTGGGGGCGAGTCGAGCAGAGTCTCTACACCTACGAGAACGACTGCGTGTCATCCTTCACGGCCTGCACGCTGCGCGGGTACGCCAACAAGCTCGACATGCACTACGCGAACGGGCAGGCCGTGACCGGGCAATACTCCGGTCCGGCAGCGACGATACTAGAGACGGCGCTGCGGAAAGCCGGCTTTACCGCGGGCAGCGTATCGGATGTGGTAATCCACGACTGGTTCCGAGGTGACGACGAAAACGACCCGGTACAGACCGACCAGGATTGGAACCACGTCAAACGGTACTGGTCGAACACTGACCTGACAAGCGGGGATACGCGCAACGGCTCGCTAGATGATAGCACCAGCGGCGACGTACTGCCGGCACCGCAGGGACAGACCGGAGCCAAAGCATTCACGATCTGGCATGGCCGGCTGTGTCGTATCAAGAGCGAGAACGGATACGACGTGATGGAGGAAGTGCTGGACAACAGCGGCGATCCGTACACGACGACCGGGCATCGTCTGGGGCGCTTCATCGGTCCCGGTGGTATCGAGTGCATCTGTATCTTCGAGGTGGAGGAACGACACAGCTACACCCGACAATCTATCACGGACAAGGGATGGAGCGGTGTCGCAACCGGGGTAGCTATCGCGTCAGGGATTGCTGCTATGGCGATTCCAGGGCTGCAATGGTGGGGCATTGTAGCGATTGGTCTAGGAGGAACTGCCGCTTCCTACGGTATCGATGCCGCAGCTACACGGAATAACGACCTGGCCAACGCAGATCGCTTCTACGCACTCACAGGCGGGCGAGTCTTGAGCGTAGGCGACGGTACCAACGGTGGGGCCGAGGGCGTAGGCATTGCATTCAACCAGCCGTTCACGGCATTCCACAACCTCAAGTACCACTACACGGCCGGGGATAGCTGCTGCACGTCAGTCCAGAGTTGGGCCGGGGGAGAATACAGTGACATCTGGATAGCTGAGACAAACGAACTCGACCAGACCGTATGGGTGTCTCGCACGTCATGGGTAAAAGGCGATAACGCCTGGCTTCCCTGGAATCGCGTGCTGCGTAAGTTCTGGACAGATGCCGGCGGGAAGCCCTGCGGCGGCATGGCTGTCAAGCAGAGTTGCGGGTACTGCGGAGGAGTAGACGGAGGATTTACTTTCCATCCCTTATCTAGTGGAGTGTACGACGCGAAGCCAGTGACGGGACTTGACAGACCCGCCGCGCGACAGATAGCGCCAATGGAGTTTTCTGTTGAGGGGGCCGGGTATTACATGGCATTCATTGTAGGGAACGGGACAGGTAAAGCTATCGAGCAGAAGTTCCTGGAGGTCAATGGATACGCGCCTGATTCAATGTCCGTTCCGGTATTGGCAGATATCAGCGGCCTACCTCAGCACGCCGTAATTCTCAGCACAAACGCACAGCCCATCGGCTACGAGGGGTATGACAAGACCTCCTGCATCTATGAAGTGGCTGATTCTAACGGCCGGAAAAACTACTATGTCGGCGTGCTCTATACGGGGCAGGACAGAGGCCCGACTTATGACAGTTCATACATGGACAAGCCTATCCCTGCCCTGGGCGGAGATTGGCGACCGCCCGTGATGTATCAGGACGGCTCACAGAATGGCGCGTGGCGGTTCCTGGCAATCAACTCCTATGCTGACCGGGAGTACATTGTCACAGACTTGTATTCCACTTCCTGCTACGACCTCTTCTGCATCCACTGGGATTTCAACCGGGACCGGCTGAGCATCGGACAACTGCTGGACGATGCGTGTCGGTCCGGCTGGTGTTACCTGCGGTTGAACTCTCCCGACGCCTGCAATGATGGCGATGACGTGCGGATTATCAGCCGGCACGTCTGGATGTCGCCGGGCTACAATCCTAGTGCCGGGACTCTGGCAAAGCTGAACGTCGCCGCACAGCCGCGCGTTGTGGGCAGCGAATACTATGACGGTGCGGTGGCTGAGACTGGCGGTGTGCGAGTAGAGGCCGGTTCGGTGGGCGTAGGCAAGACCGTCCTGAACTTCTCCGGGCTCTGGCTCACTCCGGCCCGGGCGCGGCTGATTGCCGAGGCAGTAGTAGACCAGTACCCACGGCGATCTACCAGCTATCCGTATGGCCGGCGCATCTTCGCGCCCGATGTCATCACCTTGACCGACACGTCGAACGACCTGGTGCCGCCATCGCAGGCCGACATCTACAAGATGGTTCGCGTGTCGTTTCTGACCGGCCTCAGCACGACGGCTCTAGTTACGGGCGTCGGATTGAACCGGAGTTCATTGCTGTACCCGTGTCGAATGCTTGAGTGGGCTGATGGCTCGGGCGCAACATGGACGCAGGACTCGCCGGAGGAACTGGTGATGCTACCGAGCTACCCGCAGCCGCGGCAGCGGCATACCGGACCGCCAGTTGCCATCGCGGACATCAAGAGCTTCTATTCGGCAAACGACACGACAGCATTGGACAGCACATCACGAATGAATCCCGACAACAGCCCGTGTGCGTATGCGTACCGAATCAAGCCGGCCGCAGGGTATATGGCTGGCATTCGGTACAAGCTCGTCCTGACTGCTACTGTTAACGACGCGGGATGGATAGCCAGCCTGTTCACCGACGACAACGGCAAGCCCGGGGTTGCGATTGACGGCACAGAGGTGCGGAAAACAGCGCACAGCGGCGGGCCGATAGCCGTGGAGGTCGGGCTATGGGATGGTGCGGCTGAAGATCCAGACATGCGGACGGCATTATTCGGGGCCGCCTGTTGGATGGTGGTGGTGGTAGACAGGGACGACCTGGCTGGGGTGGTCCCGCCGAAGATTGCATGGCTCAACTTCGGCGTGCCCGGTTGTGCGTATCGGCTCAGTTATCAAGACGCCGGGTTGGGGCTAGACCTCGTGCCGTTAGAGTCTTGGGATGACACCTATACGGAAGATACTCAATATACGCCTGACATACAGGTGATGCTGGCAGACTGATGGGAGGGCACTATGTCTGATGCTCGACAATTCGCTCTTGACGCGCCCTACTGCCGAATATGGGACGCTGCCGGGACAGCTATCGAACGTGAGATACTCTGGGACGTCGCGGCCAACGCCATCGAGGACATGGGCTACCATATCGACTACTACAACTGGGATCGCGATGATGACGCGCCGGCCAGCCGTGCCGAGTCCGGCTTGGTCTACCCGCACGTCGCGGGTTGGCGGCTACACGCTGTCATCAGCTTCGCCATCTGGCGCAACGGCATGGCGCCTAACAGCGGGAAGTTCCCGCGAGTGGACGGCTTCACGGAGCTTGACCTGGCCGCACTGGACGATGCGCTCAAAGCCGGACAGGACATCGAGTTCTACTTACACAAGCCGTCCGTGGCAACGGCCAAGGATTCAGCGCATGTGGTCCAGCATACCGTCACGCGCTCGGAACGCGGGGGCGGGAACTGGGTGCACTACCTGACTCTCGATTTCTCTGGACTGAACTTGTCGGCTACTCGGCCGGCGGGACTGTGAGGTGACATGAAACGACTGATACTACTCGGCCTGCTACTGGCCGTGGCTTTTGGTGGTTGGCGCTATCCGCCCAGCTACGCTCGACGGCTGTACCTCTGGCCGGGCTCGGACTCGCTACCGTGGGCTGTGGGCGGCGTGCTGCGTGATACGGCGCACTACCGCTACGACGGATACCTCGCGTTGTTTGGGTCTGACACGAGCTACAGCCTGCGTGCGTTCCTTGGCGCGGCAACGGGGAAAGGCTTGACGCTTCGGCTTGTAGGCGGCACGGCAGACACGACGCGGATTGACTCGCTGGGGGTCTATACGACAGGGAGCGTAACGGGCAAGCACTACGGCGACGGCAGCAACCTGACGGGAATCACGGCGGCACCGTCCAGCAATGCCGACTCACTAAACCACAACTCCTGGGATATGCTCATGGATACGGTAGACGCGCGAGCCGGCGGCGGGTCCGGTGACTCGTCTTGGGTCTACTCTGAGACTGACTCCGCCACGGGCACGGTAGCGCAGTTCACGCGATTCCGGGGCGATGGATCGCTATTGACTGGTCTTATCACCGACTCGTCTTGGGTGTCATTCTCCGCTGACACCGGCAACATTACAGGCGGGCTCACGGCCGCACGCTTCCGCGGCGCATTCATTGGCAACGTAACTGGGAATGTAACCGGCAACCTGACCGGCACTGCTGATACTGCGCTTGGGACCGGCAGACTTGGCGGTGTAGCTGCCTCGTCGTATGCCAAGCTGTTAGGGTCGGGTTCCGATTCGCTTGGTAACTATCTAGTCATGCAGGCGACTCGATTCCGGGGTGCGCTTATCGGCAACGTAACCGGCGACGTAACCGGCAATGCAACAACGGCGGACTCCAGCAAGGGCGGGGCGGCACGGGCTACACTTGCAGCCAGCGCCTCGCTGCTCCAAGGCAAAGACACAACCGCGCTGTGGAACGCCAAGACATTGCAGGGGAAGGATACGACGGCCAAGTGGCCGGGCGGGGTGGTTCTGGCTGATTCAGTCACCGCGCTGCCCGACTCCATCGCCGGGGCTATTGTGCAGGCTTCCAGGTTTCGCGGACACCTGCTACCAGTCGCGTCGTCGGCAACCACGACCGACACGCTCAAGCCAAACGCCGACGCCTACGGTCAATACTGCCTGACTGCGCTGGCTGGGAACCTGGTCATCAACGCACCGACAGGGACGCCTGCCGACGGCTGGAAGCTCATCATCCGACTAGAGGACAACGCGACAGCCCGCGACTTGACGTGGAATACGGCCTACGTCAACTGCGGGGCGACTCTGCCGGATTCGACCACGGCTAGCAAGAAGGTCTACGTCGGGCTTATCTACAACGCCGCCGATTCCAAATGGGACTGCGTGGCGGTGAGCAAGGAAGAGTGATGAGAAGCTTCGTGCTGCTGCTGACTCTAGTCGCGCTGGCCGGGGCCACGCAATACACGGCGGTCGCGGCTGGCGGGGATTGGGCGGGTGACTCAACATGGGGCGGTGCTGGACATCCTACCGCCAACGACACCGTGATTCTCAACGCCACGAGTGGCAACGTGGTGGTGGACGAGGCAAGCGCCTGCATGGACATCACCTGCACCGGCTACACCGGGACGCTGACGCTTGGCGCGAACTTGACGGTCTACGGCAGCCTGCTGTTCGTGTCCGGCATGACGTTCACTCCCTCGACCTACACTGTCATCTTCGCGGCCACGTCGGCCAAGACCATCACGACCGGGGGCAGGCAGTTCTACAACGTCACCTTCAACGGCTCTGGTGGTGAGTGGACGTTGCAGGATAACTTCACAACAAATAAGACCATCACCCTCACAGCGGGAGCCGTCAAACTCAACGGTAAGACGTGGCTGTGTCTGGGCGGCAGCCAAACCGTCACCCCAAGCAGTGGCTTCACTGTAGAGATAGGCTCCGGGAACCTCGGTGGCGACCAGTCTGTTACATGGGTGATTGGAACGGGGGTTACAGTCACAGCTACCACGGGGTCTATCTCGGGCGCCAGCTTGACGGTCAGTGGCAGCGGAACGCTTGCCTTTTCCGGGGCGGGCCAGATGAAAGTCAGGCTCGGAAATGTCGATATAAGCAGCAGCAACTTCGACGCTGGAACATCTCTCTTGGAGTTCGCTATCAATTCAAATCAGAGCGGGACCTTGACATCCTCGCAGCCTCTCTACAATATGCGGATATGCCGAACTGACTATGGATACAACTACAAAGTCACGCTCGGGTCGGACATCACTATCGAGAACGACCTGACCATCAACTACCGCTCCAGCTATGTCCGTACCCTTGACCTCAACGGCTATACCCTGACCATCGGCGGCAACTTCACCAATGACGACACGCTCACAGCGGGTACGGGCGTCGTCGTCCTGAACGACAACACCAAGACTTCGACCATCAGTGGGACTGGCACGATAGCTTTCAACGTCCTGCGCTGTCAGACTGGCGGCAAGACGGTGAAGTTCCAAGCCAGCAAGACGTTCACCGTGGCCGACTTTGACTTCGACGGTGCCAGTGGCAATCTCATCACGCTCGATACCGACACTGGATCAGGGACGTTCACGCTCAGCGACTCCAGCGGCACGAATCAAGTGACATACTGCCACATCTACCGCTCGACAGCAACCGGCGGGGCGACGTGGCTGGCCTACACCAGCGATGGGAACGTAGACGGCGGCGGGAACTCGGGATGGAGTTTCAGCGCGGCGGTAGCGGCGGGCAATATGCTGCTGATGTTCGACTGATATGACACGGCTCCGGGACTACATCGGCCTGCTGGCGCTATGCGTCGGGATTGCGCTGCCGGTACTAAGCCGAATCGACCAGCAGCGAAACCTGGACAGCAAGGTATCAGACCTCGCCAAAGCCGTGCTAGCAGCCCAGGCGTGGCAGGATTCGGTCGAGCGACGGATCGAGATTGACGCGGCTGTAGCGGCGATCCGGGATAGCCTGCGCCAGGGCGGGTATCGCCGCGAGCCCACGTCGAGCGAGGTCGTGGGCAAGCTGGCAACCAGAGCAGCGGGACCGCGCGCGACACCGCCCCAGGATGACTCCGCACGGCAGACAAGAATCAAACGGTACGCGACTAAGTGACGCCCCCTCTCGACCGTCGTATGCGGCTCGACATCTTCAGCGAGGTGGACAGGCGGGCAATCGAGGAGTTCGACATACTCATCAGCGAGCTACAGACAGAGGTTAACAGCCTCAGAAGGGAACTAGATGGACAACGGGAACGGCTTTGTCAAGTCCGACTCGGAGCGGGGCGCACGGCTAATCTTGGCGGGCCTGACCCCGCGGATTGACAGCCTCCAGTCTAGCCTCGCTGAGCTTAAGGACGATTTCAAGACGTACTGTAAGATCAACACCGACACCTATATCGGAGTCTTGACACGCCTGGCGCTGGTGGAAGCTGAGGTCAAAGGCATCAAGGAAACGCTGGTACTTGTCTCCGGTATCACCCCGTCGCTGCCGATAGTGCCCAAGTCCTCGAACGGTCCCGACTGGCCGAGGATTATCGTCGCGGTGGCTATCGCGCTGTCGATAATCCTGAGTGCTGCCGGCATCGTGAGCAGTGTCGGCACAAGCAAGGTCGTCAAACGCCTGGCCGCCGAAGTGCAGGCTGAGATTCCCTAGACCCTCACCCTCCCCGCCCGAACCCGCTCGCACGCTGAGCGGGTTCTTTGGTTGACTCTTACGCTTAAAGTATTATACTCTAAGCATGAAAACACCTGTTGAAAGAGAGAAGCATCGTCTCTATATGCGAGAGTATCGCAAGACTCGCCCTCGGTACCTAGAAACCACGAAGCGATACTACCGGGAACACAGAGACGAAATCCGAGAATATGCACAATCCTACTATCAGGCTCACGCAGAGAAACGGAAGGCCTACGCCAAGGCTTACTATCTCGCCCACAAAGAGAAGCGTCAAGCCTATGGCGCTGCGTATTACAAAAAACACGGGGGCCGGAAACCTTGGACTCGATACTACTACGGGAAGGAACGGCAAGACATCTCGGCGGCACAGCATCATACACGCCGAGCGGCAAGCGGCGGCGGCGGTAGTCATACGGCCCGCGAATGGTTCGAGGCTTGCGAACGATGGGGATGGAAGTGTCTCTGCTGTGGCGCGACCGAGAACTTGACCCGCGACCACATCGTGCCGATTTCCAAGGGCGGCTCCAACAGCATCCACAATCTTCAGCTTCTTTGTTGCTCATGCAACTCCAGGAAGCGCAACAAGACGAAGGATTGCAGGCTCGGTGGAGGGCTGAAGATTCCTGAAAGTATTGCTTGACAAGCTATTCTAAAAGTTGTAAGCTGTTCTCGTGGTTAGTAACAGAAATCGAACTCAAAACTTCCCCGCCAACTGCGCGGCCTCAAAGCGGACCCGTCAGGGTCGGCTCCCTGTTGCTAACCACACCGCGGATGGCGGGGGCTATTTGGAGGGTCAGATGGTAAACGACACCAAGATGGCCGCGATTCGCGCGGCGCTGGATGAGATGTGCCGCATGTTCACGATGTGCGCGCCATCGAATAGCGTAACAGAGGCACGATTCGACGCGGCCAGCGTTACCGCCACAGCGGAACTGACCAAGTTGCAGGCCGAGCTTGCCGCCAAGGACAAGGCGCTGGAGATAGCGGATGGTCTTGCGTCGAGCGTGTGCCGCGCCTACTCTGCCGGGCTGGTCTCTGGCAACATACGGGATCAGGCAACCGCCTACCGCGCCGCTCGAGGCGCGAAATGAAGCTCGCCATCGACGAGGCCGACGACATAGTGAACGAGCAGGGCGAGGTCATCATCAGCAAGCACCACGGCTACGACAGCATGGACCGCGACGTGATCGAGGCAATGGTCGAGGCGTACAACAAGGAGGCGAAGTGAAAGTCCATATCGAGAAGCTACCGTCGGGCGATGTCGAGGTTGACATCAGTCTGACACCTTACGAGTCGCTGGACATCCCGGCAGCATACTACGAAATCCCAGGCGGATACATCTGCAAGAACGACGCGGAGATACGAGAGGTTCTCGCGGTGGTCGCCAAGGCGGGCGCATGAAGCCGACCGTCTACGACCAGAACGACCAGCCACTTATCAGCGGCGGGCTGCACGACCGCGGCACCTTGCCGACATCGTGCCTCAAGCCGGTCAAGGTCCGGCTAGAGCGCCCGCGCGAGCAGGAACCGACCTGGCGCATGAGGCTGGTGATAGCATTGGCCTGGGCCGTCATCATCGGCATCTGGATAGTGGCTGGGGGGCAGCCGTGAGCCGCACCGGGCTGGCGGCTGAGGTACCGACGTTTGACCTGTGCCGGGAGATGCGCCGAATACCCGCACTGAAGCTGGCGTTCGCCGACGCTACGCTAGTCCATATTGGGTATTCCCTGCTTGGTGACGAAACAACGTGGCAGATAGAACCCAAGCGCAAAGACGGCAAAGGATTCCCCGCCCCGACCGTGCGCGAGATGTTGAGGTACATCCAAGCAACCTGGGCGTGGTCAATCAACCGCATGAGTGACAGTTCAATGCGCATCACAATCAATCGTCAGCACGTCGAAGATTGGAGCGGGCACGACATCACCGACCCGGACGCCCTCGCCCGCGCCTGCATCGAGGCGAGCAAGGCGGGCGCGTGAGCGCCGTCAACCCTATCCTGATGCCGGTCCTTGCCCCGCCGGACATCGGCACGAACACCATCACGACGCAGCGAGAACTAGACCAGGGGATAGTCGAGTGCGCTATCTGCCGGGCGACCGGCGGCTGCACGGAGTTCCGCGTGGACATCGAGAGCAACGGCACGATGGACGAGCGGGATGTCCAGAAGATAGCCCGGCACCTGTTTTTGGCACACTACATCACGCCCCTGGCGCGCGTGGCAAGGGAAGGGCTGCGCGGAGACGTCCGGCCGCAACACGACGCAGATTGCCGCTGTCAATTTTGCTCGCACCGGCAGACCTGCACAACGCCGGGAGATGTGAACTGCAAGGAAGGACCGAGCGATGATTGAACGACCGATAGTCCGAGAGTCCGGCAAGTGGTACTCCCGCGACGGCCAGCCGGTCCACGAAGTCACAAGCGCAGATGGCAAGCGTATGGTCAAGCCAACTGTCATACACGCCCGCAAGTACGGCTATCTTCCATCAGTCACAAGCATCTGCCGGCAACTCGATAAGCCTGGACTGCGGACGTGGCGTGACGAGCAGGTGATCCTGGCCGCTCTGTCAATGCCGCGCAAGCCGAACCAGTCTGATGAGCAATGGGTCAAGGACATCATTGAGGACGCAGAGGCGCAAGTCGAAGCCGCGGCGGACCGCGGTAAGGACTGGCACGGTATCATCGAGGACGCGCTACTCGGACAGACGCGACGGCAACTGAGCGAAGTTGAGAACGCGGTAGTCAAGCAGTGCCGCGACTGGCTGGCTCAGGAGCTTGGCGACGGCTATTCGGTAGTGATTGAGCGCATGGTCAAGGGTGACGGGTTCGCCGGGACTCCTGACATCGTAGCGCAGAACCGCGATCTGACCAAGACGATTCTTGCGGACATCAAGACCGTCAAAGACGATGCGTCGCAACTCGGCAAGGGCAAACCGCATGAGGAATGGCAGTATCAGATTGCCGCATACTGGCGCACGACCGACGCAGAGGATACGAATACATGGGAGGTGATTGTAGGACGTGAGAACGGCGCTGTCAGGTTCCACAGATGGAGCGCCGAGGAAATCAAAGCGGGCTGGCGGGCATTCTCGCTACTCCGTCAACTGTGGTGCATCCGACATAACTACGACCCCTTGACCTGGACGGGCAAGGGCAAGACTGAGGAGGTCTGATATGGGTTTGACAAGAGAGCAGGCTTTCCCCTCGAAGTGGCTGAAAGCCCCGGACGTTCCGCCGACCGGCGTGGACGTGACAATCACGAAAGTCGAGCAGGAAGAAGTTGACTATGGCGACGGGCCGAAGCTCGCCGTCAATGTCACCTTTGCCGAGATGCACAAGCCGCTCGGCCTGAACGCGACGAACTGGGATAGCATCGAATCGCTACACGGCAAGGATACTGATGAGTGGATTGGCAAGAAGGTCCGGCTGTACGCGACCAAGACGCGCAACCCGAGCGGCGCAACAGTGCCGTGCATCAGGATCATGCCCGCGGTTAACGGCAATCTACCAGAAGTACCGGGACCGAAGGCACTCTGGGCGAAGTTCTACCTCACCCTTACCGACGAGCAGAAACTCAACGTCAACGCAGTTCTCGGTGGTTCGCCATCGTCGTGGATGGCCAAGGCTGGCAAAGACATCGAAGCCTGCATAGCGTTCGTGAAGCAGGCGTTCAAGATGGGCGCGGCACCCGTAGATGCGCCGCCGCCTGACGATATACCGTTCTGATGCTTATTGCAGCCCCGCTCGTGACCAACTGTGCCGGCGCTGTCGGCACGACACGATGGGGCTGCGTCAATTCGCCCGGTCCCGCGGCCCCGGCATATGTCGGCAAGCTGCACCAATTCTCAACTCACCGGGCGTTACGCGGGGCGGGTCTGCCACCAGCCAGAGAATACCCGCCCCGCAACTGCTAAGGAGGATTGATGAACGAGTTCCGAGTCAACAGCGATGACGAGTTCCGCGTGATAGTGGACTCGCCGCCCAAGCCCGCGCCCGACCCGACTGACCTTGGCGAGTGGCGGGGATTCCGCCTGAGTTGCCGACATGACCGATGGTGTCAGGTTGGTATCACGCCTCCGCACACGGAAACGCAGTGGTGGTGGCCAGGATTGCCATTGGCCGGAACCGGCCCACGAATCATCAACGCCCTGCTCACCGCCCGCCGCCGCGCAGTGGAGCGCGGGCTAGCGACGTGGCCGGAGGGGTGGGAGTGGGCAAAACAAGAAATGCTCGATGGAGTTACGCTGTGGGATGAGCGAGTGTTCCTCGGATATACGTCTGCAAATGCCGACTTCTACTACCACTGGCCTTGTATCTGCGACCGATTCGCCGTCGAATCCCGCCGCCGCGCCGCCATGCTCGGCTTGTGCGAAGCCAAGCCCGCGCCCGACACTGGCGCCACATGGGAAGAACTCCGCCGTATCGTGTTGGCTCAAGTACGCGACCTCGGTGTCATGCAGCAGCAACTCGCCGCCGCGAACGCGACCATTAAGCATCTGACGTGGGAGCGCGATATGGCAAGCTCCGCACACCTACACGAGAAGCAGTCCAAGGCCATAATGATTGACCAAGCCTGTACCAAGGACAAGCAACTCGCCGCCCGCGACGCCGAGATTGTGCGGCTGAAGGCTGCCATTGAAGAGGCGGCCGCGGTCCTCGCCCGCAACCGGCAGGCATGAGTTGACACCGAGCAGGGGGCGGGGTAGAATCTCCCAATGACTAGTCTACTACCTTTCAACACATTGACAACTTTACGGCGTGGCGTTATCCCCGTGGGTAGCAGGCTAGTCACCAGCCACGCCACTTATCTTCGAGGCGTAGGACAGGACCGGAATGAAACCCATGACTGACAAACTCAAGCAACAGCTACAGGAAACGCTCGGCTACCGCCCGCCCGCGTTTCAGTTCTACCCCGACGACTGGCTTGGGTCCAGCGCCATCGCTATGATGCTACCCGAGCAAGAGGGCGCGTACATACGGCTGCTGGCAATCTGTTGGGGCTCGCCACGGCTGGCAATCCCGAATGACCCCGACCGGCTGGCCGTCATGTCTAGGCTGAACGGCCGATGGAAAGACCTCGGGCCGCAAGTCCTGTCCTGCTTTGAGCCTCACCCGATTGACGGCGAAGGATGGCTGACCAACACCAAATTGATACAAGTCCGTCACCGGACGATGGTTAGAGCAGATGCAGGCTCAGAAGGGGGGAAGGAAACTCAAGCAAAACGCAAGCAAAAGCTCAAGCAAACGGGCAAGCAAAATCAAACCCTTCCTATGTCCCTTCCTTCCGGTGTTCCTTCCTCTCGGGTTTCCGGTGTACCTGAGTTACTTTCTGCGCCGGCTTCGCCGGACGCGGGGAACGAGCCTGACGGCAAGCCGGCCCCGAAGCCCCGAGCGCCGACTGAGCAGCAGGTCCGGGTCAAGGCGATGGCCGATGCTTACTCCGCGGCCTACAGTGAACTGACAGGTAAGGAACTGGCCGGCAAGAGCATCAAGTCTCTTTACTCGGCCATTGGCGAATGGGACAAGGCTCAACCGATGAAGGATGCCGGGGTCAAGGAATGGCTCGCCACGATTCCGAAGCTGGTCCAGGCGCATAAGTACGACAAGACTTTCCACCCTTTCCCCACTTCAATCTACAAGCTGACTAACGGCTGGTCAACGTACTGCACGGACATGTGGATGGACGGAGCCCGGGTCAACGCCGAGAAGCGTGGCCGGACTGCCGCGGACCCGAAGGCTGAGGAGTTGCGGCAGAAGGCGCAGCGGTGTCTACGCGACAACCCCGAGTGTCGTGGCGGGCAAGCGCCGGCCTGCGCGTACTGCGCCAGGACGGTGAAGGGCAGCAAGCGATGATGCGCCGTCTGCGTGGTTGGGCTTGGAATCACAGGTTTGTCGTTCGATGGTCAAGACGGCTCGGTTGTTACTCGACTCGCAGAATCTTTGTCCCGTGGCTGTTGAGTGAATTGACCTTTATCGTCGCCCGCTGTCTTGACCGTGATCCGAAACGATGCTGGCTGAGTCTCGCAATGTGGGCGATGGGTTTTGACGGCTACTTCCTTAGTGACAAAGTTACTTCCGATGGTTGCGATTATTGCGGGAAGTGCAGCAAGCGATGAGCGACGATCTATTTTCCGCCCCGGTCCCGCCTGACAATCCCTGTGACCGTAAGAGTCACCGTGGCTGTTGCTACGACGCGCTCGCGTCGCTGGCCTGCTATCGCTGGGCCTGGAAACGCCAGGTCGAGCAGTTGTCTGACGGGCTCCTGCGTGGCCGTACCAACGGCGACCGCAACCCTGAGCAGGAGTCGGCTGGGCGGAACATCCGGCACGTCCGCAAGCTGCTGGCTGATGCCGGCACCGGCTGGACGGTACTAGACGAAGCCGGCCGCGTATGTCTCTGCTGGAAGATGGACGTGGCCGTGCAAGAAGCGAAACTGAAGGAGCTACAAGATGGACAAGATTAAAATACTGACCGACCTCGGCGCGTGTGCCGACGCGGTTCGTTTCGTCAGCGCGAACCCGGACATCAAGACATGGCCGGAGTTGGCACGGAAATCACAGCGGATTGACTGGGTTCTATGGTTGTTAGCTCGCCACAGCGAACCGGGTTTCAGCCTGGGCGCGACTAACTTGGAGCGACGACAGAACATCACGCGATTCGCCTGTTGGTGTGCCCTGCGGTCGCTGCCGATATTCGAGCAGCGGCATCCGACCGACAAACGACCGCGACAAGCAATAGAGGCAGCGCAAACGTGGGCGGAGAATCCCACAGAGAAGAATCGCGCCGCCGCCTACGCCGCCGCCGCCGCCTACGCCGC